ACCCGCTGCCGCTTCTTCTGATACGCCGCCTCCATCTCGGCAAGCTCGCCGATGGACACGGCCATTTCATGCCGCGCCCGTATGACGCGATAGTAGGCCTCGATTGTCTGGTCGGCATAATCAATATTATCGCCCCAGTCGAAATTCAGCAGCATATTGCTGCGTGCGAAAAGGTTGATTTCGTTATTGGCGGCGGCGGTGAATTGGCTGACGTCATCCATCGACAGGGCCAACTTTTGCAACTGCTTTTCGGCCATTGCACCGTCGGCACCGGACACGTTGACCTTAAACCAGTCCCAAAAATCGAGCTTGTCCAACTCGTTCTGCGAGTCACGAATGACGGCAACAATCTCTTCCGACGTTTTGGCGGCGGTCAGCGCATCGTCAAACGGTTTCTGAAAATCGCGGCCGAAACTGAGCGAATCCGCCATCCCTACCGCCGCCTCAGTGATTGAGGTCATGGCGGGTAAAAGACCAGTGCCAAGCGAGACCTTTAGGTCTTGCACGGCGGCGTCCCACGCTTTCAACGTGTTGGAATAGCTGTCGGCCTCGCGCACGGCCGCGCCCTGAGCGTCGGCCGATGCACGCATAATGATGTTGACGCGCGCCTGCGCTTTTGCCATCTCCAGCGCCGCGCCGGTCAGGTTTTCCGCGCCCATCCGCGCCAATTCCTGTTTCAGCACGGTTTCGGTCAGGACAATGCCGTATGACCGCACGGCCTCATGATTGCCGACAATGGCGGATGTCAGGTTCTGGATTACATCCGCATCGGCTTTATTGGAGAATGCGGCGATGTCGACACCAAGCTGGACAATGGTCTGCGAAAAATCGGCCGCCTGCTCGCGGGCAAAACCAAGCGGCACAAACGTGTCCTGTAACGTCGAGGCAAAATCAACCAGATCGTAAACCGACCGGCGGTTGGTCTTTGCCATGACCTCCAGGTTCTCGCGCACGCCTTCGGACAGGTCGCCGAACACCTGCCGGAACTTGGCCCCGGCCTCCTCGGCGTCGGACGCGGCGGTGATGGAATCACGGCCAAGTTGTAGCAACTGCTTGCCGACCATGATTGCCGTGCCGCCCGCCAAAAACGCCTGTAGTTGTTTGCGGACAATATCGGTGGCAAGGCCACTTGACCGTCGCGCGTCGGCCATGCGCTTTTCGGCCGCCTCCGCGCGGGCGGTGGCGGCGCGCAGTTGTTCCCGCGCTTTGGCAACGTTGATTTCCTCTCTCTCGGTGCGGGCCGTCGCCTGTAACGTGCGCTCGCGTGATTGCGCCAGCCGTTCTTCTGCCGTCGCCGCGCCCGCCACGCTCGCAACCGTGCGCGATTGCGCTTGCGCCAGTCGTTCGTTAGCGGTGGCCGTCTGGATTGCCGCGCGCTCTGCGGCCTCCTGCGCTACGATAATACGCTGTTCAGCCGCAAGTGATTCCGCCGCCGCACGCGATGCCTTTTCTCTCGCCGCCGCGGCCTGATCCAGCGCCGCCGCTGTTTTGGCGGCGCTTTGCACCTGCTTTTGTTCCTCGGCCGACAGTTGACCGAACACCTGAGCCAACCGTCGCGCGTCGTCGGCCGCACCGTCAAAAGACGCGCCGGAACGTCGCATGGCGGCCGCCAATTGGCCGATGCTGCGCTCAAGCTTGTCGATGTCACGGATGTCGGCGCGTGCGCGCAGGTTTAGCTCAAGGTTTTTCGTTGCCATCGTCGCGTTCCCGCTGGTTAATCAGTTCGACCAATTGGGCACTCTCGGCCATCATTTGTGTGTGAAAGTCAAGTCGTTTTTGATTGCCTATGAGCGTTTGGCCGTCGGCGTCAAACAATGCGCTAACCCCGGCCGCCTGCTCCATCATAATCATTAAAAATTCGTCCTGATCATAAGCCCCGCCCGCCGAGGGCAGGACATTGTACCGCTGGCACCGTTCGTACAATGCCAGCGCCCAATGCGTGTCGACGTCAGCCGACGACCTCCGCAGCCATACCCGCAACGCCATTCCAACGAAAAAGCAACTGCGAGTTTTCCCACTCGCGGTAGCACTTGGCGACCCATGCCGCAACGGGCAGGGGCAGGTTGTCGATTGCCGTCTTCTCAGTAATCTTCTTGCCGTCCGGCCCGGTCACGTCAAGTTTCCCGAACATGAGCGCAAGCTCGGCATCGTCGTATTGAAAGACGAGCCTCTCCGGGGCGTCGGTCTTGTCAACGAACACGATCCCGATACGCACGGCATCGGGATCACGTTCGACGCGACTGTTAACAAACGCCTGCCACCGCTTGTGCATCGGCAGGGTCATGACGAGCGGAAAAACAATCCGGCCGGGATAATCGGCCAGTGGACTTTTCCCCACGCCGTCGGGTTCCAAAAACGTAGTTTCCTCAGTCACTTCATCCCCCTGTTACGAGATTGTCAGGCTGCCGGACACGGCCCACGTGTAGCTCATTGAGTTGGCATCGGCCGACACGCCCGGCACGTCGAGGCGGTACAGCAAGCCGTGTAGCGTGAACGTGGTGCCGCTGCCCGCGCCCTTCGGTTTGAACACAATCGTTACGTCCGTGCCGTGCTTCCCGGCCAACGCCTGATACAGGTCACTGGATTCACCGTCGGTGTAGATGGAAACGAACTCCATCACGACCGGCGATTTGTCGCCCAACTGCGTGAATACTGAGCCGTTCAACGTGCTGAACGAGTTGATGCCGTACTCACCGCCGGACGGGTTAATCGCCGTCGTTTGATCCTGGAACGCGGTAGCGTCGACGGTGATAGTCACCTGTGTCGCCTTTGGAATGTTGTTTTGTGAAATAGCCATGATTTACCTCTCTATACTGGAATTACACGAACGTATAAAATCGCCCGCCGCCAACCGGTCAATTCCTGCGGAGAGGCGGGTTTTTGGTCGGCCGCGAACGGGTAGCAGTCCGACCAAACGGGATATGATGCACCCCAAACAGCGCGCCATATGCCGTCACAAACATCGTTAAGCGTGCGCTCGGCGGTCTCGTAATCGCCGTCTATGCGCACCAATGTGTCGACGATGTAATCGTATGCCGACGTTAGACCCGTCGGCGCGTCGCCCAGCACGCTCGATATCGACGTAACAACTACCGTGACGCCCAGTTTCGTCTCGGCCACGCGATAGCCGTAACAGCCGTCGATGCCCGGAACGGCGGCGATTTTGCCGACCAGCACGTCGAGGCAGTCGTTGACCGTCGCCGCCGGTAGTGCCGGGCCGCTCAGTCCTAACGCCATATGTCACCTATCAACGCCCACACGGTTTGTTCCATCCTGTCCAGCACGGCATCGCCATGCGCCTCGGCGGTTCGTTCAAACCAGTTGAAATTGCGCGCGGCCCATATCTCGCCGTAGAACTCCGGCTTGGAATTGCTCACGGGGTTGCGGACGTAGGGGTCGATGCTGACCACGCCCTGCATACCAAACGCATAGGGTTCAAGCTCACCGCGATGGGCACTGCGTAATGTGCCTGTGTCGACCGGCGACGCGCCCGCCACGAGGTCGCGCAATTGCAACGTCCCGGCGGCCAGCGCTCGACCCAGCGCGCTCCGGCCGGGGTCGTCGGCCATGTCTTGCATCGTCTGCCGGTTTTTCTGCGCCCAATAGCTCAGGCGCTCGAAGTCGCCAATCACGCCGGGTTCCCACGCGACCTTTAGCATTAGCTTTCCCTCTCTATGAGCAATTCAACAAATGCCGGGCTTCCCTGCGGCCACGCGCTCACACTCCGCACGCGGTAGTCGACGCCGCCGGTCACGACGCGCCAATCGGGCTGCACCGTAACGGGGTCGCAGTAGATGACCATTAGCCGCGCGACCGTCGCCATGCCCGCGCGCTCCGCCTGTTCGACCGACGCCGGGTAGACGGCGCTGCAAGCGACGCCGGATGTCATGGTCTCGCGGTCGGCAGCGTCCACCGCGTTCGGCGGCACGCGCCGGATGTCGGCAGTGTGTGTCAGGCGCAAGGCGCGTCGGGCGGAAACGGCGATCATATCAGTTTAGAACCAGCAACTTCCCGGCCACCGAACAATCGATATAAACCTTGCCGTCGGCTTGCCGGGAAACGGCCGCCGGTTTTAGAACATACGTCTTGCCGGCAGCAATGGTGATTGACATGTCCGGGATTGTCACCGACAACGCTGAATAGCTGGTCGGTGTTGGAATCTTGATCGTCCACGTCGATGACCCGCCGGTGGGGTTCGTCAGGTAGATGCGGGTATTGGCGTCGTAATCAATCTCGCCGCCGTTGCCCGCGCCGGTTGACAGGGTTGTCCCCGTCCCGTCGGTGAAGTTGTACCCGGTGTCGGGAATGCTTGTTGTGCTGATTGCCGCTCTTGCCATTGTTTACCCCTCTAGAATTTGCCGACCCAATCGGCATATGCGCCCGACCAGTCCACAATCTCGCTGGTCGCTCCGGCTGTACCTTCGTTATCGACCGTGAAACCGTAAAGCGAGCGCCACTCGGCAGCCCGTGCCGCAAACGCCTCGGCTTGCCGCGCTTCCTCGGATTCCGGCCCCAGACGGTAGGAACCGGCGTAACGGCTCCACTCGGCCGCCAATACCTCGAAGATGCGCGCGGCCGCCCGGTTCATGTTGTCTGCCTCCAGGACGAGGAACACGTCAAGCTCATCGTCCTGAAAGTTACCGCCGTTCGGCCGCGGCCCGTCGCCGTCGCTGGTGTCACCCGTGAGGAGGCGCAATTGCGACCGGCGGTATATCGGCGCGATCTCGTTGGTCAGGTCGAATGTTACGGTCATGTCAATGTGATGATTCCCGTCGCTCCCCACTGCAGCGTGTAGTTGCCGCCGTTGGTGGGAGTTGTGACTTCCCAGTAGGCGATTAGGCATTTTGACGCATGACTGTCATCGTACATAATCGCATGACTTGGCGTCCCCACGTTGATGCCCGTGAAGGTAACGTCGCTGGCATCGAATACGCCCCGGTCGTTGGTGGTATCCTCAGTCACACCCGCACCGCTCAGTGTCGCGCCGCCCGCCGAGTAACCCGTGCCGGATTCCTCGACGCCGGATACGTCTGAATAGCCGTTGTGCGTGTCGATGTTCGGCGTGTAGCCTGTTACCAGCATCACCTTGATCGTGTGGGAATCGAGGTCGATTAACCCCTTCAATAAATCTTTTTTGAACTCGTTGTAGAGCGCACCGTCACCCTGTGCCATTTTGTTACCTCCCGGCCGCTATCGCCGCGCCGGTCACGCCGACGGGGTTCAGGCCGATTGTGATATTGCCGTCGCTGTCAACGGTTGTTGTTGCCGCGCGCTGCGCCTCGTCTTCGATTGCCCGCAGGCGAACTACCAGCGCGTTGTAGTGCGCCTTTGCATCGGCGTCGTTTAACAGATTGATGTATTCGCCCAGCAGGCGCAGGGCGATGTTGGCCATGAATGCCTCTTTCATTGAAATGCGCTCCGTCGTACCTGAAATTGTCCCTCGGCGGCGGCGGTGATTGCGCCGGACGATTGCCAGCGGTAGTGCCAGCCGCCCGCCCGGTTGGCAACGAAATCGGTCGAATATTGTCCCGTGCCGTCGCGCACAACCGCCGGGTCGTCCTCGTATGTTCGTTCGGTGACTGTGCCGAGCGGGTTGATGTATTTCACCGTTATCACCGTCGGGTCGGCCGCGTTGCCGTCCGCGTCGGTGAACGTAACGGCAAGGCGCACCTGATCGCCTACGTCATAGGTATTCATTGACACCCCGTTCTGTCGCTGACCGTCGCGTAATACCGCGCCGCGTCGCTTACAATCGCGCCGTAGCGGGCACGGTCGGCCGCCAATGCGCAACCCAGCAGCATGAACACTGTTAACGGCATGATCGTCAATGTCGGCTGCAGTGTTTGCATCTCGGTGATGTATTCGCCCGGCAAAACGGCCAGTTGCTCGACGTTGAACGCCGCCGACAGTGCCGACATCAGGATTGTTTCATCTGTGCCGATGACCGAAATCAGAATTGCAACGGCATCGACCAGCGCATCGAGCGCCGCCATGTTCAACACGACCGCGCCCGGCGCGACGGTCAACGAATTGACCGCCAGGATGTGCTCCAAAACGGCCATGGCGATAGTGGTCGCGGCCACGGCGACCGAGATGTCAGGGACGGTTGCCAGCAGGTTGAGCGTCGCCATGAGCACGCTCTGGGCGACGGTCAGGTCGATGACCACGCCGGACAGCGCCAGCTCGTCCATGAGCATCGACACCGCGCCGGGCACTACCGACAACTTGACGCCGGACATAGTGCCGGTCAGGACGTCCATGAGCATCGACAACGCGCCGGGCACTACCGACAGGTCGATGACCGCACCACTTGCCGGTAACGTGTCGGCCGATATCGACACCGCGCCGGGCACTACCGACAACTTGACGCCGGACATAGTGCCGGTCAGGACGTCCATGAGCATCGACAACGCGCCGGGCACTACGCCGAGGGAAACGGCCGCGGCCGTTGCCGCGAGGCGGGCCATGCTGATTGTGGCGTCCAACACGGCGGCGTTGACCGCCATCGCCGCCAGCACCCCGAAATTGCTCGCGTCCGCCGACGCGCCAATCGAATACGACCCCGACGCGCCGCACGACCGATACAACCCGCAGCCCACTATGTCATTCGTCGCATCACTCCCGCTCGCCCGCTCGTAAATCTCCGTCACCCCGCTATCCGGCGACCACGTCCTGTTACCGTTCCTGAGACCGGCACCACCGACCAGCCACGCATCCGCCGTTCCCGTCGAGATGCTCGCCGCGTATGCCGACTTGTTGCCGGTGTCCGTCCCTGTATTCCCTACCGGCGATGACTGATCCACGCCCGTCAACGAAATAGCCGCCAGCGAGCAACCCAGCATTGTCGAGCTCGTCGACACCGACACCGTGTAGGACGACCCGCCCGGCGGATTCACCAGATACCACACCTCCGTCCGCACATTACGGCTACTGCCCGATGACTCATTGGCGGCCGCCTGTGTCAACGACGTGCCGTTGTACGTCACCCCGGTCACCGACCAACTACCGGTTCCTGAGCGCATCCCCGTGAACACGACGGCCAGCAGGCGATGTGACCCGCCGCACGTGTGGCTCAGGGTATGCGGCCCGGCGCCGCTGCCGGATGTTTTTGTGTGACCGTCCAGTTCAATCGCCATAGTTGTTTGCGTGCCGGGCGGCGCAGGAGGGGACGCCGCCCGGCGAGGAAACTACCGGCCCGGTTTGCTGCGAGCCTTCGATGGAGGCCGGTCGTCGCTAACGGTGGCGGCACTCGAAGAAGGAAGCTCCGCCGCCGGTATGCGATACTTGCGCATGTCGTTCGTGATGACGATCACCTCGCCCTCACGTTCGACCACTTGCATGATGTCGGCCGCGTCCATTTTTAGGTACGCGGCGACACGATTGACAAGATTGTCCATTGCCATGCCTTAGCCTGCGACGTTGCGCTTGCCGATGCCGCGCGGCCCGTTGACGCCCACAGCGAACTCGTCCCTTACCTTAATCGGCAGCGTGTCGTTGGTGAACATTAACCCGCTCGTCTCGGAAACAACCGAGAATAGTTCCGGCGCGGGATGTATCCGGCCGCCGGGGGTCTGGCTGTAGCTCATCTGAATGACCGGATACACGGCCGGGTCGACGATGTAGGCCCAGTCAGTGGCGTCAGTCCAGTTCGGTACAACGAGGGGAATCGGACGCGGGTCGGCAAAGCCGCGATCCTGCGCCTCAGGCGCGTAGGCCGTCGGCATGCCTTCGCCGTAGCCGAGAATGCTCAGCGCCGTGTCGTACAGTTCGGCCGGGACAAGCAGGAAGCGGGGGTAGATGCCCAGCACCGCGCCGCTGGTCAGTTCCGTGTGCTGGAAACACTCGGCCCGCGCGGCGCGCCATGCGGTCGCGTCGGTGCCGAGTGCCGTCGTTGCCAGATTGGTGTGGTCATTGTGGAACAGGGCTTTCGTGTCCTGTGCCAGCGTCGGGCCGACACCGGCCGCAGTGGTGAAAATGGCGCTAACGGCCGCCGAGCGTGTGCGGACAGCGGCATTGGCCAGTCCGCGCGGGATAGCCTGAAGCTGCATGAGGTCGCTGTTCTTGATCACCTCGCGGCTGATGCCGACATACGCCCCCTTCTTCACGAAGGCCGACGTTTCCTTTACATCGCCAGGGTCGATTTCAGTGTACGCCCCCTTTTCGGCGACGGTGGGGAGGTTGGTCAGGCCGCCGATGGTGAGCCACTTCATGTCATGGAGCGTGCCGTTGTTGGCCTCTACCGACACGACGCGCTCAAACCAGCGCCAATGATCCATGCGCGCCATCTGCTGGATGATGACCTTGTTCATGGCGTCCACGGCCAGATTGGGCAAGGTGGCCGTGGTAGCACCGGCGAACATAATCATCGACGGGTCGAACACGCCGCGGAACTCGCTGTCGCCGGTCAGGGCGACGTACAACTGCGCAAAGTTGCGCATGTTGGCGGCCGGAACCTTGGCCCCGTCGACGCCGAACATCCAATCGACGATGTCGCGCGCCTCGTCTTTGGCGTCGGACACCTGGAACCGGCGCGGCGCTTGCCCGCCGATTTGCACGACGTTGGCCTCGGTCAGGGCCGCGAGCTCGGCACGAGCCTCGGCGACGGCTTTTTCCACCTCGCCGGGGTTGGCATACTGGCCGCGGCTGAGGCGCGTTTGCACCGCCGCCGGAAGGCCGGACGCCTGAATAATCGCCTGCGCCGCGCTCTTCTGCAGCGCGGTCAACCATTCGTTCGATTGCTGGACGGCGGCCGGTTGCTGAGCCGCGTCCGTGGAAACAGTCTTTTCATCCATTGGGACACTCTCCGTAGTTGCGGCTTTGGCCGCCATTTTAAACCGCGTCGCCGGTCTGATTTGGCGACGCTGTAGATAATGCGCGGCAAATACCCGCGCCTTGCTCTCGTCTATGTCGTACTCGTCGGCCAGCGGCCGGAACTCGGTCGGGATTGCCCCACCGTCGATAAACCGCTGCAGCATCTCGTCTAAGCCGTCGTGTGCGTCCAACACTGCGTAAACCTGCGCGGCCAGTTCGTTGGTCGTGCGACTGAATGCGGCAAACAAGCCGTCACGATTGGCTGCCGGTTCGTCGACGGCATCAACAGCGTAGGTTTCTACTATGCGCAGGGCGGGATGTTTGTCCCGCGCTCCTTCCGGTCGCACGCCGTCATCCGGCCGCTCGCTGCCGTCGCTCAGTACCCACGCGCCGTAGCCGTCAACGACTACGCTCATGCCGAACGCGGCCGGGTCTTCTTCGGCCAGCGTTTCGACATAATCTCGCAGGTCGCCATGCGGTGAACGGGCGGCGCTCTCGGCCAGATGCAAGTCGCCGATAACCCGGTCGCCGGTCACGCGAAAATTACGCATTCGACCAAGCAGTTTGCCCAAGCCGTCGGCCGACAAACCGGGATGGGTGAAGCGGCTTTTCAAACCGCTCGGCTTGCTGTTGGCAATGTCGGCAAACTGCTGCAGCGACACCTGATCCACCATGAGGCGGTGGCCGAGGGCCTCGACCGCTTGCATGGCGCTCGCGCCGTGGATTGTGTGTGTGTCACGATCCACTACGGCAGCGTTGCTGTAGACGTTGAACCGCATCCGTTGCGGGTTGGTCATAATTCACTCTCCAAAATAATGCGACGCGGCGTCGGTCGCGTCTCAACCTGCACGGCGGTCGTTGGGATATTGATCACAACGCGCCGGGCATCACGGAACATGAGGTGCGCGCCGGGTATCACTATCCCGTTTACGGTCACGATGTCGCCGTCCGGCCCGCGTGATACGTGTATC